TGGATTATCAGAAACATATCTATTTTCCGTTAAAACTTCAGCTTTTCCACCATCAATTTCCATTACATCACCAATTAACCCTCTATCACCGATATCGTATAAGTACACTTTACTTTGTTTATACGCACTCACAATTATGTGTTTATCCGACATAGCAACGGAAGATCCGAACGATTTGGACCAATCGGGATGTGTACTCCCCACGATAGTGCGTTTGAAATTTCGATCGTTATTGTATAAGTGTACACTACCATAACAAGAAGAGCAATTATACGGTTGTCCAGCCAATGACCACTTACCGTTAGTAACAACTGAATTACCTAACGAAGTAGAACTATCTTGACTACTCGTTAACCTAACTATATCACTTTCCTTAATTTTTAGTTCTTTTCGTATTCTTGTTTCTATGGGAGTAAAATCATCGCCCACACTCCTTTTATAGTCTTCAAAGGGTGTTACATACATGTCGGAACTATTGATCAACTCTGCGGTTTTATTAGGGTTTAAATCATCAACGGTTTCCCATTTGACAATATCATCAGGTGGTAAGTAAAGTGTCATGGCGTCAGAAGACGGGTATTTTACTGTAAGTGTTTGATCGTGGTTACCCTCGCATGCGGTTCCCGTACCCGTTCTTTTTTGTGTAACATTATATTTCCAATCTTGACACATTAAATAATCTTTATTATCACAATCTTCAGTTAGGTCACCATCTTTTATCCAAGAACCTTTACAATCAATATTATTTTCATCTTGTACGCGGTGGTCTTCAAAAGCATCCGCAAACGTTAATGGTGTGTTTACCAAGTCTGGGTTTTCATTAGGATTTTTTTTATCGTCCTCAATTTCCGTAAACGTTGAATAATTTGTTAAAGTATTGACACTAGGCCAATTCACAGTAATAATCTCATTACTATCTTTTATACATTCTGTGCCTTCGCCGATACCTTCTACACTTATATTATACCTCCATTTTTGACACGTATAGTCACCCGTAGTTCCAGCTGCACTTTTATCACATGAATATTCATTTCCATCTTTAACAAATTCGGCGACACAGTCTTTGTTATGATCAGTGTATATATCAGTATCCCAATCTCTTGATGTAAAAGTATCTTTACCTAACGGATCAAAAAAATTTGTTATTTCTCTGTTAAAATCTTGTTCATTCAAATCTAAAGGATCAGAAGTATATAAAAGTTTCTTAATACCATTTTTATGGATGTAATATAAGTATATTTTGATACCTGTTATTTCACTCGAGTCTTTAAACGCGTAACCTTTTAGTAATTCAACGGTAGGTGTATCCGTAAAATTGTTAAAAAAATTACTACTATCCTTTGTAATAGTTCTCGTTTCAAATGGTGCATACCCATCTTTCTTAACAACGATTACCCATTTATAAACGGATTCGTTTACACCATTAGTATTATTCCATTTAAAATTGATTTTGTTTATTTTATATTTACCTTTACTATCATCGCCTTCTATTGTAATTTCGTAATTACTGTGTATTCGACCATTAAGTTTCACGGTATATTGTTTAGTACCCGGTGAATTTTCCTTCCAATTTAAATTAAAAGTTTCTCCTACACTTTCACGGAACGTATACGAAGTAATCTCATCGTCGTTTTCGTCGTGTATAGATACCGTATATTTAGGATTGGGTTTTGTAACATTACTAAAACTCACGGTAACATCTAAACCCGTGTTAGATACACTAGTATCAAAAGTTGGCGGGTCTATGGGTACATACAGGTCGTTCACTGGAAGTATGTAATACCAGTTGGTAGTTCCATCATGAGTCAGAAATTCGATTTTGTCCTTTGGACTATCCGATCGAATCCAACTCCATTTATCATCATCTGAATTTTTACTAACCTCTCTAAAATGATAACTAGCTACACCGTTTTTATTTTTTAGTTTTACAATAGATTCGAATGATATCTCTTTATCAGTAGTATATTCTTCCGAAGAACCAGGGTAAAGATCCCACGCCTGTTTATCGGAATTTAACCTTAAATGATAAATTTTAAAATTTTCGGTGAATCCACTTTGTTTTATAATATTTAGTGTTTCGACTGGTTTAACCTGAACCCCGTAAAAATCAGTTCCATACTCAGTTTCATACCTTTCGAAATTATTGGTATACCATCGAAGTAAAATGAACAATAGAATGATAATAACAACAAGTATCATTTTATATATCACGAGATAATTATTACTATTTATTTATTCCGATTTTTCCGGTTTTTCTTCCTCAGTAGGTGTAGGTGTAGGTGTTGGCTTTTCCTTGGATAAGTAAACCGCGGCGAATATACCAGCAACCACTATAAGAATGGAAAAGATTATCATTGGAGATGCGTTCAATAATTGGTTACGATTCATGTTATTTTTTATACTATAGAAATATAAAAAATATTACCATACTATAAATGAATATTCGGCCTGTTACTACAGTTCTCACAGAAGCGCTTTTTATCGGTTTGATGTTACAACTTTTGGTCATGGGTCTTATGAAATTTGTCTATAAAGGTACGGGCGTGTTAATTATTGCGGGCGCGTTAATACATTTATTGTTTGAATACTCACCTTTCGGTAATATCAATGAAAAATGGTGTAAAATTATATTTAAATAAATAGTTTAGTCTATGTTAGAATTCATATCTTCTAAAAGAGCATCTTTATCCCTAATAAGTTCAATTAATTCGTCGTTTAAATCTTCCAGTTTGTGTTCAATTTCCTCGTTATACTGTACAAGGTAGGATTTGTAAAATTCTCGTTCATTCCCTACATTGTGACCTTTATCTAAAAGATTACCAATAGTATATCTCGATAATCGTATACCAAGTTCTTCCGCGCGTTTTTTCACGGCTTCTTTACGGACGTTTACAGTAATTCTCTGTTTTGGTTTTGTGTTACGTATCGTTCTCTGTGTTTGTAATATTTTTGTATCCAATCTTCGTAACTCAGCTTCGTCAAATTCGCGATTTACACTTCGTCTTCTGTTCATTTCATTAAACGCTCGAGGAACATTTATAGGTGGTATTATTACAGAGTTAACATAATTTAACAATTGTTCTCTTTCATCTGCATCTGCGGTAAGAACGATATCGTCGTCGCTTTCCTCGTTTTCTTCATAATATCTCGTCCTATTTCTATCCTCGGTAGCAAATGGTACTTCTGGCAATACAAACGTATCATCACGCATTACTTCTCTCATAATGAAATTTCCAATACCATCGTCATCGGATTCAGAATCGGAATTTGAATTTGGATTCGAAAGACTTTCATGTACTTTTTTTATCGAGTTGCACATTTCGAGATAATTTCCTTCAGGTATTATCTCGGAATTCAAGTCAATTAAACGCATTAAATTTGTAAGTTCGTCCATTTTTAATATCTTAGAAAAAAATAATATATAAAATCAACTAAGGTTTGGTATATCCACGTTTATTTCATAAAATGCGTCTATAATTCTATTATTTGCATTCATAAAATTACAAATGTTTTCCATTTCCAATTCAATGTTATCTAATTCTACAATGTACCCATTCTGTAAACCTCTAGAATGTTCATTAACTAAACGCATATAATCCGCGAAAAACTCTTGACTATTAGGAGCGTGACCAATACTTTGTAATTCCTCTATAGTAGTATATAATGGTAAATTTAAGGCACTACAATACGCAGTTAGTGCTTCTATTTTAAAACGAGAAGTTACACGGCGTCTTATTTTTAATTGTTTCAATAAATTTTTAAGTTCTTTTCTTTTTCTAACGAGTATCATACACCTTTCATATATAGAGTCGTATGGATTATTTTGTAAACTACGAGGTAGTACGCGGTTACGATTACGTGTATTTGTTTGATCATTTATATATACATCTCTTAGTTTATTACACATGTCTAAATAATCACCTTCGGGTATACTTTCCGAGTGATCGTCTATAAATGTCATTATTTTGTGAAGTGGGTTGTCACTTGACATTATTAATAAATACTATATTTTATTTTTTAATTACACTCTTTGAAAGTAAAAGCAAAGCCTCCACGGCTTCACCGATTTCTTTATGTTTTAAACAGAAACCGTTTTTACCGGCTCTACAATAACATTTTTCATAAGGACAATTCGGGCGCATTTTTAATGTAGTTTAGTTTAGTTTATTATTGATTTTAATTTGACTTAAGCTTCATATTCACTCAAAATTTCACCTTCTTCGATCTCGTCATCCGTTTCTTCTTCATCACTATCGATTTCTTCTTCTTCGTTATCGGATTCTTGAATACCCTCGTCATCAATATTTTCGGGTAAAATATTATAAAGTTTTTCCCATTTAACATACCCTTGAATTTCATAATCATCGATTAAATTATCTAAATCAATCTTATCAGAAACACCCCAATCATTTTCAAATAGCCATCTCCAATAACCAAGTTTATCTTTAGTTATAGTATATGGAAAAATTTCAACATTAGACTCTGTATTTTCAGATAATTCCTCCGATTTTTCCTCGATGTAAATGTTATACATGTAACTTAAAATGTCAAATTCATTTTTTAAACTATAATTTTTAGGTTGGTGAGAAAAAGTGATGAAATGCGCTTCACCGTAAGAAGTCTTTACTTTTTTTTTATGAATACCCATATATGCAACGTATTTTCTATTATTTTTTGTAATTAAATGTTCCGGGTATCCAAATTCAGCTCTTAAACCATAAACCTCGGATTTATAACCACAGAGTTCGGAACATAGATCATCGTAATTGTTAAGTTTAATGAGGGACGTACAGTTTTTTAATAATTCTTGTGTAAGGTAAGGCATTGTATTTGTATTTGTATATATAATATTAAAAGTCTAATTGTTTAAGTAAGATTACATTTTAGTGAACCATCGTGTTTTGTGAATCTTCACTCATAGTTTCGGGCTTAGAAGGTAAAGTTTTTGTAAGCTCACTCCAACGTAAATCTTGGTGAGCTATTTTATTTTTCGTGATAAATTTTTCACCCGATTTAATATCGGTAAAATATTTACTCAAATATTTAGTCCAGAAATCACTCTTATTACTACGAACAACTCGAGGAATAAGAATCATATCCTTTTTATCCGTAGATAACCTTTCCGAAACCATATCAATAAACGGTTCAATAATGCCACTACACCCTTTATTTTCGTGGAAAAACTCGATGTACCGAATATCATCACGGTCTTCATTTTTACTTAAACCGATATAACCAATATAATTAAATTTTTTAGGGTTACACTCAATAGGGAAATCACGTTCGGGTTTAAGACCCCAAATTTCCATATCCAGTTTCCCATCACTCGCAACGGTGGATAAAAGATCATCCATTTCCGTGACCTGTTCAAGTTCAGTGGTATTTTTTAATAATTGATAAAAGACAGACATTTTTAGATTTTTTTAATTAATTATTACATATTATCGAGCTCACTTAGGTCTTCGTTGTCTATTAATAATTCCTCTGCAACTATCTGATAAAAAGCCATTTTATACGCTAAAAACCCAATAAGTGTTGCACCCATATTAAAATCAAAGGGAAAATTCGATGAATTCCATAACGATTCTGATAAAGCAAGAATTGTAGGAACCAATAATCTTTTATTCAGACCTTGTGCTTTTTCTATATTATCGACGTAAGATGAAAGTGAATCTACGTATATATAAGACGCTAATGTACCAACACTCGCAGATATACCATCAACGGGTGTATGAAAAATAAAGTGATACGTTGAAACTGCAGCTCCGTACCTTAGAGTTGTTTTTTTAATTTTAGACTTTATTTGTTCGTATTCCGCTATACCTTCTTTTCTCCTAGTTGGGCAAGAAATCCTAAGTGTTTTTTGAGAAGGGTTTATTATATTTAACATTAATTAATATACATTACAATTTATTCATTAAGCATCTATTATATTATAATATATCAAGGTCGATATGTTCGTCACTGAAATATTTTTTTTTAAATTTTCTTTCTTTTTCAAGAAATTCTTCGGATCTCATTATCGATTCATTTATACGATCCTGGATATCGTTTATTTTTTTATCGTATATAAACGGATCTTTATTTATTGTTAAATGTCTCCATTTATCACCGAAAAGGGTTGTATATTTCAAATGACGTCTTTCGTATGACAATTCGTTTAACATTGTTCTGTATAAAACCAATGAATACGAATCATACTCTTCGCGGTTAAAATCTTTATGACAAAACTCTTCATAAGCCAGTGTTTTCATACGATTATACAATTGATCACCTCTATTTTCTGGTAAACGTTTTGATTCTTTCTTCTGAGAATCGTGTATTTCTTTTTTGCTCGCTTCTCCTCCTCTTCTTTCGGCATCTTCCAATGATTTATTAATACATTTCACAACTTTACGGCGATTTTTAGGTGCTAAGCATACCAAAGTACGAGCATTTGTTATTACACTTTCCATTTTATTTAACATTATTATTATTTATTTCTTTATTAGTGTTTAAAAAAAATATATTCTTAAAATAACATATGCATATTACTGATGTTTTAGGATGGACGGGGTGTACATTTTTAACTGTAAATATAATACCACAAATTTATAAAATTCGTATTACTAAAAGAGTTGAAGATGTTAGTACAACTTTTATAATAATAAACATATCTGGTTTAGTAATGTATTCAATTTACGCGTGGTATAATAATATATTACATATAGCTATTTCAACAACAATTAGTTCAATTTTTAGTATTTACTTACTATTTTTAAAATGTATCTATACCCTTGATTAAATAATTTGGATCCTGAAAATACTTGTTCTTAAATTCACGTTCTTTATTAGCGTTTAAAAAAAAATATACGACCCAAATTTCTCTCGCATTGAACCATTTGTAGCTATTTTAATACGCGTTTGTAACTCTTCAATCTCTAAATCATCTACCAATATATAAGCTGTTTTACCACCTTTCATTATAGTTATAACAGCAGTACTTGGTTTACGTTTAGAAACTATCGGGTTCTCCCCACTTTTCTCTCCATTTTCCGACCAACGTTTGGAGTCTTTCCTCTGCGAATCGTGGATTTCGACCCGATTTTCGCGGGGCTCCTGGGCATACGAGATTTTCGTATTCGTATTTTTGAGATTTTTTCCATATAATCCTTTGAACATCCTCACAGAGTTCGTTTGTCGCTTGACAGAAAGCGAGTTTGTAATCGTCTGTGTGTAAGTGCATGTAGTCCATTTCATATATTTTTTATTTATTATAATTCTTTATTTATATTTAAAAAACTTAGGTCGATAATGATCAAATGTTTTGTCGTATTTAGAATATTCTAAAATAACAGTTTCATCGGCATCATTTTTCGCAATAAACACATCCCTAGAAGAATCTGGTGATAACATCGTATCTAAATGATTTTTTATTTCTGTAGATATAGGATCTATAGACGTGCACGTATTTTTAGATGTTACCATGTCTGTCCTATTCCATGATAATAAACGAGATACACTCGAATAAAATGCAAACATGCTATTATTTACGTTTATTTTTTTATATTGTAATTATAATATGGTTTCACTCCAGGAATTACCTAAAAAAGTTCAATACATAACAATAGATTCGAATTTTGTTACGGGTACAAATAACACGTTTTCTTTTAATCTCAACCTTTCATCTAATACACACGTATCCGATATAAGTAAAGTATGTGGGTTAAAAGTTGTTGATTTTTATATTACACAGGTAGGTACATCTGGAACTGGTACATCGAATGGTGCAAAATACATAGATATTATATGCGAAGACATACCAAAAGTAGCACAAATTCTAAATGAACGAAAAGGTCAAATATTTGCACGTATACCTTTAGAAAGAGCATTTGACGGTTCGAGTAATTTAAAATTACATGATAAACAATGGAAATCGTTTAATAGACCAACGTCTTTGTTTAACCCTATATCAATACAAAAACTCAATTTTGAAATGTATGAACAACAAGGTGACGGTGATTATGTAAAACTACAACCTGATTCAGAATGGTTCATGACATTAGAAATTACAACAATAGACGTAAAGGAAAAACCTATAAACAAAGAAGTTCAAATTCTCGAGGCTTTACACAAACTTATCGGGAAGATAGATGAACTTAACGTAAACGTTAAAAAACTTCCAGATAAGGAGGATATCGATAAAATGGAAAAGGAAAAAAAGAAAAAATATCCACTTTATTACCTTTTTACAGTTATTCTATTATTAGGAGGTGGGTTTTATATGTTAAAACGTAAAAATGTACCCACACCCGTACAAGTACAAATGCCTATGCCACAAAGGTTTTAACTTTATTAAGCCTTTTTAGCTGGTGTTTTTTTGACTGGAGCCTTTTTTGTTGGTGAAACAACTTTCTTAGCAGCTGGTTTAGCAGATGGTTTAGCGTCTGGAGTTGGTGCTGGAGTTGGTGCTGGAGTTGGTGCTGGAGTTGGTGCTGGAGTTGGTACCGGAGTTGGTGCTGCTACAACGGTCGGTGGTTCGATGAGATCAGCGAGTTGTCTAAGTATACCATAAACAGCTTCTGGTCGAACCTTTGGTCTTTGAGATTCAGAATCAATTTGTCTTCTAATGAAATCCATTGCGTAATATATATAAAAGAAATATTATCTTTATAGTAAATGTTATTCATCGGCCCAACTCTCCTGAGCGGGATTGGACAACATTGTAAAAAATATATGAATCTTTTTCCTGAAGTTGGGTACACTAAATATATTGAAATAAACCAAGAAATACCAGAATCTGATAGTGCTTTTATATTCGCGCTTCCTGTACAATATTGGTTAGATAGAATACCCGAAATCAAAAGGAAAATAAAAAATGTGACATGTATGACCGTCTGTGAAACCGAAACAGTTCATGAAGATTACGGTAAACTTTTCGATTTATTCGATAAAATTCTCGTACCAAGTGAATATTGTAAAAACATATTTAAACGACAGTTCCCTGATAAACACTTTGTTGTACTACATGCACATATACCTGATAAAAGACCTTATACATTTTATCATATAGGTAACGTATACGATCCACGAAAGAATTTTAATAAAATATTAGAATGTTTCATTCGGTTAAATAAACCTGATGCACGGTTAATTGTTAAAGCAACCTGTATACAGCCAGTTAATATAAATATACCAAATGTTACAATAATTAATGATCTTTTGTCAGATGAATATATGGAAGATATACACAATAAATCCGATTGTTACGTAAGTTTTTCATCGTCTGAAGGTGTGGGTATGGGCGCTGTAGAAGCAGCAATTAGAAATAAACCAGTGATCATAACAGAGTACGGAGGTGCAACGGAATATATAGAAACACCTTATGTGATAAAGTGTGGAATCCAAAAGTTACCAAGAGACGATTTTTTATATAAAGCTGGTATGGAATGGGGTAAACCTGACGTAAACCAACTCATGAAATTTATGGAAGATGCATATAACAAGAAGTTAAGATATATGGATCACCCGAAAACTCGCGCGTTAACTTGTAAAGAAAATGTATTACAAGAATTCGTCGTTAATGTAATTGGTAATAAGAATAATGATACCAGTCAGAATAGCTCCGGAAGTGAGTGACCCCCTTTGGGCTATAAGCATGGCAACAATATCATCTATAAATTTAATATTAGTTGGTTTTTTTAAAATTTCTGGAACGATTTGAGAAATGGCAAGGTAAAGAGCCATTCCTATTATAACAGGTCTGAGCGTTTCCTGATCTAACATTTACTATTACAATATATTTAATTTTTTTGTATGCTTTTTACAATATTTTCCACAAGACGCTTTAAATGTACATCTTTTTCCACTCATTGTTATAGCTGAACACATAATAGTTTTTGTTCTATTATCATGGTTTATATGTTCGGGGACTACTTCTATAAACTTTATTTTACTCTTTTCTCTTTTATCATCGTACTTTTTGCGAGACTCTCTGAGTTTATGAATACTTCTCGCAAAACGTTCACACTTTTCTTGCTGGTTTTTATATAAACCTTTAGCAATATCTAAATCTTTTTGTTCATACAACATGTTCATTTTGGTTTCTTATTTGGCGTCTATTCCTAATATATTTTATATATTTCACCACTGAGGTTATAAAAATACATGTAATTATACCATTACATATAACATAATACCAAATATATTCATAAAACCCTAAAAATGTTGTTACTAACATTGCAATCATAACATAAATAGTATATAAGAAAATACCATGTATACTGTTATTTTCTATACTATATAGCGGTAATACACACGCCAAACAATTAATTATAGTTAAGAGATTATCATACAAAATTGTATAATGTATACTTAATGCAACTAAAAATACATTTAACCAAGCTATCATGACCGAATTAAACAATTCATACTCAGGTTCTTGTTGTTGAACTTGTTGAGTTTCATTACTAGGTAAAACATTTACCACAGGTGGTCTTTCTTCTTCATAATTTATACCTATAATAGGAGTTCCATCAGGTTGTCTAATTTCATTATAGTACATAAAAGAATAATTTGTTTTTCTTTTATGTATATTAATTGTAAAGGATTTTGTTTTAATTGCAACGCACCTTTAAATCCTTATATTAAATCGAATAATTACGAAGTTCGTGAACTTATTAGGAAATATAGACGTATTAACCCAATCTGGTTATACAATAATGAAATGTTCTATAAGTTTTATGGTTTAAAATTAAAACGATTATGTTTTTCCTGTTTTACACATGTTAAAAAACCAAGTATAAAACAATTACTATCAAGGGAAATAGGTAAAACTAAAAATCTAAGCGTTCACCCTTTCTCTTTAAAAAAAGAAGATATTTTATTTTGGTATCAATCTTTACATAGATACGTTTCCAAAAATTTCAAAAATAGACAAATGGTCGTGTATAACCCCATTTAAAAAATTATATATATTAAGTAGTATGTGTGATACAAGTGGTCCAAATACAGGGTCTATAATATCACTAAATGCAATTGGTAAACAGGATACGTATTTGATAGAAAATGATCAGAATAAATCTTTTTTTACAAATACAAGTAAAAGACGACATTCTAATTTTACAAAATTTCATAAAAGTACTGTTGTTAATAAACCATCTAATGCTTCATCAAATTGGCCATTTAATGAAAATGTTAGTGTAACGCTTAACCCGAAAAATATGGGTGATCTATTATCAAATATGTACATTTCATTTGAGATACCAGGAGTTTCCAATGCTAATTTTAATTATTCCGACCAAGTTGGTCGTCACGTTATAAAGTCGGTAACTATGCGTGTAGATGAACTCATCATTGAAAAATTTCACGCAGATTGGGGTATAATCCATGATGAACTTTATTTAGACGAATCGGAAAAGAGAACTTTAAGATACTCTATAAACAGGAATTTAGCACAAGGTACGTCTGTAGTAAATAAGACGTTATCACAATCAAAATCAAAACTTTTTATTCCAATACCGTTATTTTTTTCGAGAAAATACGAAAACGATGAATACGAAACTAATAAACCTAATCGACCCTATTTTCCAACGTGTGCTATACACAAACAAAAAATACAATTTGATATTGAATTTTTTCCACAGAATTTCTTTACGGACGATAGTTCTACTTTATCATTGAATAGTTTTGATATTATTACCGAGGAAATAACAATTGAAAATGCAGAACGTATGTATTTGAAAAATAATAAACAAACTTTCATTACAGATATAGTACAGAAACACCCATCTCTCCTTATAAATTCAGGTGATACTAGTACAAAAATAGAACTTGTACCTAAAATACCGGTTAAATCAATTAACTGGTTTTTTAGGAAAACTCTGTTCGAAAATGAATCTATATCAAGAGGACCAGGTTTCGATAATTCAACCAATAATAATAAATACTACTTTCATAATAGATATAATTTATCTACACAAGATACGTATTCAATTACTAATGAATTTTATAATCCTCCAATGTCACGTGCTAAAATTTTTGTAAATGGTGAAGATGTACCAGGGTTTCAAGATACTGATCATAAATATTATAAATATACCGTACCATTCTTGTCTCGATTAGCAAGACCTTTACGAAATATATATACGTTTGCATTCTCGATGAATCCGATAAATGTGGAACCATCGGGAAGCTTGGATTTTAGTCAGTTACAATCTAATATGACCGTTTTAGATATTAAAATGACAAACGGTTTAACCGACGACTATAATCTACATATTTATTATGTAGGTTACCAAACATATACGTTTGAAAACGGGTATATTAGTCGTGCTTATTAAATAACTTATTTTTATTGTTTTTAATGTATTCTATTATATTGTTTTTTATACACCATCTGATAAAATTTAACTGCGCAACAGTAGTATGAATTTCATCAGTTGTACCTGGTATCATGTAACTAATCTTATCTGTTCTACAAAAAGGGTCAAACAACTTTTTACTATAACCATCTAAACTCGATTTATAAGCACAGTGAACACTAAAAATTTTACCATCGTTAGTTTTATACATTAAATTATTTTTTTTAGAATAATTTGTTATGAACCATTCAAGGTTTCTCAAAGAAATGCCACCCGATTTATTGAGTATCTGTTTTAAAACATCTTTATTTTTCGATTCTTTATAAAAAGAATCTATAGACGTTAATAATATATCTGATTTATTCATCTTATATATTTTTGTAAATTTAACTTTAAGTTTATTTAAAAATTGTTTTTGAAATAGGAAGTGGGGAGCATTCATCATCAGAAGTACTATTAGATGTACTACTACTACTAGTATCTTTGTATTGGATGTTAGTCCAATTAGAAATAACAGGGACGTCATCAATCTTTAACCTTTTTGCATGACTTTTACAAAATTTATACGAACCTACCGTCCATTTAGCAGATTTCATACATATTTTACCATTATTTGATATTCCACAACACAATTTGTTACACCCAGAATCTCGGGTATGTGTATCAACTATGTACTCTAAACAAGATGATATATTAATAAGCCCCTTCTTTTCCCGTGATAAACGTTCAATCGTATTACATTTTACAATATCAAGTCTTTCTATAGCCGTGTTATGAATAGCATTCGTTAACCTAAACTCTAATTGTGCATTTTCTCTTATATCTAACATTTTTGGAAACGATATATCCTCATCTTTATAAACATATTCACACTTTTTAATAAGTTCGTCAAACGGTATTTTATATTTTTCTGATATTTTACGATACATATGAATGAGCTCATATTTTATAAGATATTTCATGTTTTTTTCAAAAACCTCGATCGTTTGTGAAAAAGTTGTAATATCCATCGTATTATTATACAATATAACTTATTTTTTAAGTTTAAAAATATCTGATATACGTTTCTGTTTAGGATCGTAATCACATAATTTACTTCGTTTTTCGGGTTTAGAACGTGTTATGAGTTCACCAAATATTTCTTCTTTAGGGTTATCAAATAATGGTTCTATAAGATCACATATAGGGTTAATAAATTTATTAAGAAAATAATATGGATAATCTATATCCATTTTGTTATCAGCTGCATATTTCGGATCTTCAGCTTTCTCGTAAGCTTTTGCTCTAGGATCCCAAGTTTTACATAAAATGTAAGGAACTCTGTCACCAGATTGTGGCTCAGAACCAGGTTGTCTATCACGCATCTTGTTACGAACCTGTACGTGTGGTAGATTATCAGATTTATACGAATCACCCAATTGTTGCGAAAGTATAAGTTTTTCGTTAGGTACATCACCTTCTAATAACTCTACTGCGCGCTGCAAAGCTAAAGCTTTAGGTGTACTCGTATCGTTACTTTCCAATATAACATCAAGTAACTCTTTGCAAACTTCACGCATATAAGGAGTATTATCACGCCGAACAAGTTGAAGTCCTTTCACATCTATATAATCCATATTCATTTTGCCATCTTTACCTTGTGTCCATAATTTTGCTGCATACCTTTTCTTTGAATATAAAAAATACGGATAATACACCTTTTCAAGTTCGAGATTATTTGGTTTCTTAAAAAGTTTTGTACACTCTTCTGCAGCGCGTTCACCAAGTTCCCAACTATATTTAATAGCATCTTCACCTTTACGTTCACCTACATCAAATTCAACCATAACAGAATCAGTATTATGTACAACGAGATCACCCGGCCCAACGTGAAAATGATGTGATTCGGTCGTTAAATCGTAAACGTAACCATCCGTTTGACCTAAATATTCAAGTTTTTTAATTTTTATAGGTGATTTTCTTTGTGTAGATTTTGTCCAAGTCTGTCTAAAAACGTTCGGTTTATCACATCTTATATTTATAGAAACATTATAACCAAGTTTTCTACCTAATATATACATACCCATACTTCCTTCTTTACCTTTTATATCCATGCGTGTATATCCATTTTGATCCTTATCTCCATCTGCCATATAATACCCATCGAAAAAAGCCTGTATTATACCATGAGATGCATTTAGAATACACGAAGGAACTACCTTTTCTCTATATTCATTATAAAACAAACTTCTATACTTATCGACAATTTCTAAAACATTACCTCGTGCGTTAAGTTTATAAACACCCGAACTTTCAATTGTATCATATATTTTCGTGTCAAATGGACAGAGCTTTTGCATTTCTCGTAAATATTCCTTTTTTGAATTATTGAGAGCCCACGTACTTTTAACTCCAGATTTACATCTGTATGTACCACATGAACCATCACCGAAAAAGAACCCCATTACCTTAGCTTCATCTATAGTAATACCTGTATCTTTACTATAAAATGCTTCAATTGAATTACCGTGTAATAATCCCATCCCAATAGAAACTTCAGATGGTTTAACCATTTCTTTATTCTCAAGAAGTAAACTATGGTCTTCAGTTACGTCTACTATACCGGTATGTGTTAATACACGATGAATATTCTTATTTGTTTTATGTCGTATGACTTGTTTAATCGGAGTAAAACCGGATTCTGTCCATACATCCGCGTGTATAAAACCAATTTCCTTACCATCATCTCTCTTAATATAATCATTTATAAGTGTATCAATCCTACACGTTTCAATAATACCATCTCGACGAATGAGTAAAGGTGTATCTGGTGTTACAGAATCACCATACCTTACCTTTGCACCTGGAAAATGTTTCTCAACATAATTCTTTGTATCCTCTATCATCATACGCCCTTTCATAGTTGTAGAAGACGCTATAGGCACACACGGTAACATACCTTTAGACGCACCAGTAAAACCGTATACAGAATTCATTGAAATCTTATACGCTAATTGTTTACCATTATACATCTCTTTCAAAGACCCCGTCGAATTAGCCATATCTTTTTTAGCCTGTTTTCTAAACTGTTTAAGTTCTGTTAATATACTTGGTATAAGACTCGGTACATTTTGTACAAATTTATAATTTCCAAACGTTTCGATCTCTAAATCAGGATATAAATTTTTATTTTCGTATACAGGATCCATTATCAAAGTAGAATAACACAAATTGTGTCCCACCATTATAGACGGGTACAGGGCTTCAAAATCAAGGGCGGTTATCGGTGTATAATACGCACCCTTTTGCGCCTCCAATACAGTTGCACCTTCGTACCCATCGACAAGACCCTGTCCCCACTCTATAGTGGGAACAAGGTACCCCATTTCCCTCGCTTTTTTAGTTAACTGACTAAACACTTTAATCTGTTGACCTCTCTCAACTAAATAACATAGAGGAACCCATGTCGCTTTTGCCATTTCAAGAAGATTTATAAGTGTACATAATTTAGAAAGTAATTTATGTGGAAGTAAAGTATCTTTTATACAATATTCTGCAACCTCACGTAATTTTATAGGGTCTTCCTCTCTAAAACGAGCAAACATTTCTTTAGCAGGCATATCAATCTTTTGATCACCCAAATATAATTTTGAAACGTTATCGAGTTTATACGAATCGAGTTTGTACCCCTTTTTAACCTCGTGAAACATATCAAAAATGAAACGACCGGGTATAGGTAATAATTTAAGTTCATTATCACCAAGTGCACTCGAAGACAATTTTTTTACTTTCATCTCACACGTATGACCCTTAAGCTTACTCATTTCATAAAATTCAGGCGAACACCCAACCATATCAGCTCGCGTCATTATATAATTCATATCAAAACCAAATATGTTCCAACCAGTTATTATATCTATATCCATTTCTAACATGTATTTACTAAACGCTTCTAGCATCTTACACTCAGAATCGTAACTTAGAATAGTACAATCTTCAAGATTACTATCCGTTTGTTTATAACAAAAACAGGTTTTGTTATAAGGAACATCGCTACCAAAAGAACATAGGGAAATTGCAATTTGAAAACAACAATCACCTAATATCTCAGCATCAGGAAATTTACCAGTCGAACTATTACATTCAATATCAAGAGATGCAACTACAAAAGGTGCAGTTTCAGGTTTATCGACCGGTTTTAAATTTTTCCAATTATTACACGTTATATCAATATCAGTATTTGCATAATTCGCTTCAGTACACTCACTACCAGAATCTAACCACCCAGTTGACTGAATACCAGTTGTGTGCATTAATCTAAGTACAGGATCCAAATTAGACTCATACAGTTTCAATTTTATCTCTTCACCAGTATATTTCCATTGCCCAGTTTCTTGTTCGTTCACAATATTGAATACCCATTCATACATTTTCAAAGGTCTTTTTAGCATATACCCAACCTTACGACGATTCGTGAGTGTATCGAAATTAAGTTTCATAAAATAAAATTTTTTACTATTTTGAAATCCCCAAACATCCATAGAAGACTGTATATCGTAACTCATTTTTAAACCAGGACACACCTGTTTAATACTATCGTAATATAACTCAGCACGTTTATCGTAACCATCAGTAGGTAATTTAATAAAAAAATAAGGAGGGAAGTGCGTAGTGAGACATATAGATTTACCACTCTGTGTCTTACCAAATATATGTACTAAATGTTGGTCATCTTTGTCTTCAGTTTCCCAGGTAAGTGCTTGAAAGACGACCATTTTTCTTATTACGTTATCGCTCGATTTTTTTAATATACTATATTAGTAAAATATGTCAGCTGCTTTGATCGATCTAGTATCAGTAGGTGCACAAGATGTGTACATCACAGGCGACCCACAAGTCTCATTTTTCAGACAAAACTATAAACGTCATACCAACTTCTCTATAAAACCAGAACGTCTCGATTTTATCGGATCGGCGAGTGCAGGTAATGAAATTAAGATTCCAATCACTTCTAAAGGAGATCTTTTAAGCTACGTTTGGCTTGAAGGTACTGGTATCAACGCACAAGGTACGAACACTACAGGTCTCTTTTCAGATAACGACACATCCGTAACCGAGTTCTCACTTTGGGTCGGCGGTCAAGAAGTGTGTAAAATGGATTCCCTTTTTGTCGCTGGTGTGCATAACGTTCTCTATAACGAATCTCAGGCAAAGGCTTCCGCTGCTGCAGCCACGGCCGATGGAGGTGCAAATAAATGCACAGATGCGTACGTTATCCCATTCTTTTTCAGTGAAGATTGGACAAAAGCGTTACCACTCGTCGCGCTCCAATACCATGAGGTTGAAGTCAGAATTAAATTTAGAAGTGGTGCATCCGCATTACCAACCATAAAAGCTTACGCGTCGTATGCGTTCCTCGACACAGCCGAGCGCGAATTTTTCACGAATAACGAACACGAAATTCTCATTACACAAACACAGTACCAACCCATGAGTAAAAATGATACGTCGGTTGACCTTTCGTACTTTAACCACCCAGTCAAGGCCGTTCACATCGCCGCGAGTAATGACGGTGATGGAGCAAATTTACCAGAAACAAAATATACGTTCCAGAGTGCATCTTTGTACATTAACGGTACAACACTTTCCGAAAACATGTCGAACGTATACCACCAAAAAGTTGTTCCAACGAGACACTGCTCCATACTCCCAGATGTACTCGACATGGAACCAGTCAAAACATGGCCATTCTGTCTTACGATGAATAAATCGCAACCAACAGGTTCTTTGAACTTTTCGCGTATCGATTCCGCAAAAATAACCATAGACGGACCAGAGTCAGATGCTACCGGTGCTGGAAAAGGTATTAAGGTTATTCGCGCATACGGTGTCAACTATAACATTCTCAGGATTAAGAATGGTATGGGTGGTGTCGCATTCGGTAACTAATAATCAATTATAACGTCCCTGTAGAACCAAACCCTCGGTTCGCACGCATAGTTTTTTGTAATTCATTTACTTCTTGTATAAGAGGTGTCGAACACTTCTCTAAAATTAACTGAGCAATTCTTTCCCCTTGTTTAATTTCGAACGGAACTGATCCGAGATTAAATAAGCAGACCTTAAGTTCACCAGTATAATCAGGGTCAATCACACCCGCCCCGACGTGAATTCCATATTTTACAGTTAAACCTGATCTAGGCGCTATGCGACCATAACACCCATAAGGAATAGTCGCACACACACCCGTACTTACAATATCCCTAGAATTTGGTTGAATAACCAAATCGTTTAAACTATATAAATCGTACCCAACTGAACCTGGAGACGCGCGTGTCGGTAAAGTTGCATCCAGTGTTAATCGTTTAATTTGAAGTGTTTCCGGCATTATGTTTTATTTATATACTCAAACTTTCTTTAATTTATTTAAATATAAATATTAAGTATATGAAGATTGCATTTATATTCATAATTAAGGACGGTGAAGAATACTTAGAAAGAAATTTAAATACGATATATAAATTTAACCAGGATATATACGCCGTTGAAAATAACAGTACAGATAATACAAAAAATATACTAAGAAAAGCGAACCTTAAAAAAGTTATTACCCTAGATTTGGATAACACGGACGCAGTTGAATTATGTAAAAAAAACGAAAAGGTTACGTGTCCAAAACGTCTTAGAAGACTTGCATACATTCGTCAACAGGGTCTAGATGCCGTTATGAATTCGGGTATCGAATACGATTACATATGCATGCTCGATTTAGATTTTGTAAGTTTCGATTATAATGGTCTCGTAAACATGTTTACATACATGGAAAATAATAAAAAGGTAGATGCCATGTTCGGAATGTCAAAAATAAAAAATTCAAAAATACCATACGATCATGGTCCAATAGAACCATGGTATAAAGTAGTACCTATATTTTCAGGTATTAAACGACACGTAAACGTTACATCAGCGTTTAGTGGTTTCGGAATTTACAGGTATTCATCCGTTAAGAATACAGGTGCACAGTATGATTATAAAACGATAACAGATATCGAACATAAACATTTCAACAGTTACTTTGATAAAATAGTTGTTGATACGCATTTTAACCCAATATACGAACCAAGACCGTTCATATTTAAAAGAGATACGTTAGAATTTTTTTCAAATAGAAATATACAGATTCACTGTATTTTATGTATTATAATGTGTATTATTTTTTATAAAAAATGTAAAGTTAATTAAAATATATATACATTGTAATAATGTCAGTAGAAGTAGTAACATACGCGAATAAATCATCGGGCATGTTCGAAGAACTTGTAAATAACAAACATGGCGTTAAAGTAAAAGTTCTTGGTATGGGTAAGAAATGGAATGGATACATTGATAAATCTATTGGCCTACTGGAATACATGGAAACAAAAAAAGACGACGATATAATTGTTTTCGTCGATGGGTTTGATACAAAAATAAATAAAGACATTTCAAACGTTAAGAGTCTTTTTGAGAGTTACAATTGTAAAGTACTCGTATCTAAAGATCCCGAACTTATGAACAAATTCGGTGAAATATTTGTTTTTGGTAACTGTAATAATAGCGACGTAGCAAATGCTGGTATGTACATGGGTTATGTTAAATACCTTAAAATAGTATTAAAAGAGTCTATTCAAATGAAATGTAAAGATGATCAGGTTAATTTAAACATTTTATGTAAAAAATACGATTTCATAAAAGTCGATGATAAGGAACTAATTTTTAAAAATTTTAGTCCAATTGATAAAGAAGAAAAAGTAGAATCAATATTTATTTCTTTTCCAGCTAGCGCAAATAAAAGTCGGTGGTTTAGAATGTTAAAAGAATATAATCAATTTTATTACATTTACATTTTTTTAATAAATATTGCCTTACTCGCACTCTATCCCAAAAAACAAAACTATTTATTGGGTTCGTTACTATTTTTTACTACCTTTTACGTGTTTTACGCCGATAAAAGCTGTACAACTAATTAAAATACACAACAAAAACAATACTATATCTTCCACAGATACTTCGTAACCTAATACAGGTATTCGAAATATGCGGTAATCTTTGTAGTGACAAGCGGTTTTTTCACCTCTATTCACTACCTTTTCTGTAATTTTATCATATATACCATAACAAAATCTTTTATACCTATTTGAACTTATTTCACCGCTCATTTTAGCGGTTTCATCCGTCCAAAACGAATTTTTATCGTCAATTTTTTTATCCAAGTTTTTCATTTTTGTTGTATCTATATCGTAATGAAAAGAATGTTTATGATTTATTATTTTTTCTGCACCTTTGCGTGTAATAAAATATGCCGCGCTGGACCCAGATAATAAAACAGGTTTACCACCGTCTTTAGGGCACACACCGTCACAATGTAAACTTAAATAGTCCCAATCTATATTATGGAGTTTCTTTTCCAAGTGAGCAACGTTAGTAAATAATGGAAAAGCGTCGTCTTCCACTATTAAAGCAACGTCATACGGATCATTCTTTAAAAAGTGTTTAAGTGCCTGTATATGACTATACGTACAGCCAATAGCAGATCTCGGCTTTAATAAAGGTGTATTTCTAAAAAAATGTTTTTGTAATTCACTCTTATCAATGTCTTCAAATCTATACCCACTTATACGCGTAGGATATATACCAACATCGTTAAGTTTCTTTTCCTGAACCTCGTACCGTTTCTTTTGCGAATCCAAATTTATAACGTACGTATTAAAGGTCGTCATTTAAATATATAAATATTATATTTCACATTTCAGTGCTGCAAAAATAAGCCACGCAATTACATGATCGACAGTATAATGTTCTCGAGATGCCACCGAAAACAAAGACGTTAGTATTGGCCATACCGGCCATAAAGGTGAACCTACGTAATACGATGATATTATATTAACCGTTGCGTGTCCAGAAAACATATAATCGTTACAAAAACCAAACGGTGGTTTTAGTTTACACTCCTTAGACGAAGGTAACGTTGTTACGTAATTTGATAATGCCCTAAACGTATACATCAAAATGAACATCGTTAAAAATTTTTGACGCTTTGACGTTTTCCAAGAACCCCATGAAAAAAGAACAAAGAGTATAGGAATAATTAACGCATAATCACCAAAATGATCGTATTTCTGTAAATTTGGTAATAAATCAAATCCTAAATCGTATACAGGTTCACCTTCTTTCACATTCCTTTTATACGAAACCGTATACCCGATTAATCCATTCAAAAGTAAAGCTAATAAAAATAATATATAAATGAACATTGTTCTACTATATCCTGAGAATATATTTAAAAGTATAAGTTCAATACTAATTAATAATGAGTTTGAAAATCATAATGGGAAACATGTTTTCGGGTAAAACGTCCGAACTCGTTCGACGTTTAAAAAGGTACGAGGTTATAGGAAAACGTATACTCGTCATAAACTCGTGTAAAGATACACGGTGTGCAGAAGACGTTCTACGAACACACGATAACATGAAATTTGATTGTGTAAAAACAAATAATCTTAACGAACTCAATTACCAAGACGTGGATGTAATAGCCATAGACGAG